GGTAATCCTCTATCAGTTCCCATATTTGAAATAACAGGAGATGCTAATCCAAGCCACCCATTCCACATGATTTTATAGAATTTAGCTTCCATTTCTGGCTTTTTAAGTCTAAAAGCTGCTGCTTTAGCAACTCTTCTATATGCTTTTTTTACATCTTCACCTGGGAGAAGATAACCTTTAGATATTGTTGCTAGTGAAATTTCATCCATCCATTCAGGATAATTTTTCCCTGCTTCCCAATCACTATAATCTACTTGCAATGCGTTATTTTCCATTTGTTTTATTTTTTACATTTACATTTACAATTTGAACTTTGACAGCCTACTTTTTCTTTATCACCTAATGAAAATATTAATAATGACATAATACCACCAAATATAGCTAAAACAACTAATCCTTCTACTAATACACTCATATTAAAATAATGCTGATGAATCCCAATTTTGAACTCCTTTTGAATAATTTGTAACTCTATTTGCAAAGAAATCTGTGTGTTGTTTACCAGCTGATAAACTATCAAACCAACTCATTCTTTGTACTGCATCCTGATCTATTCCATTAACAATAGGATCATATCCTAAGTCACTCATTTTTGTATTTACTCTGTGTTTAATAAATGATATAAGATCATATTTTGGGCAACCTTTTAAATCACCCATTTCATATACTTTATCGATAAAATCTAATTCTAATTTTAATGATAAATTTGCTGCTTCTTCAATATCAGCCTTTAGCTCAGGGGTATCTAATTCTGGGTGTTCTTTTAGTAAAGTTCTAAATAACCAACAACCAGCATCTGAGTGTAATGATTCATCTCTAATACTCCATTCTACTATTTGGCCTACCCCTTTAAGTTTATTATCTAATTTAAAAGAAAGTAAAACAGCAAAAGATGAAAATAGATTAACTCCTTCTGTAAACGCAGAAAATATAGCTAATGATTTTGCTCTTTCATGCCAATTAGGATTACCATCATGTTCATCTCTAACATTCATTAAATTTTCTATTTTAGCCATTGTTGTTTCATCTTCTAAAAATTCAGCAAAATCATCTAATCCTAATTCTTCATTTAATAAGGAATAAGCTTCGGCATGAATAGTTTCAAAACAACCAAATGTAACAGCCATTGCTATTACTTCTGGTTTTCTAAACCATTTTGTTACTAATGTTGACCAATAGTCATTTACAACAGTTTCCGTTTGTGCAAATCCTTTCAATATAGAACCAATAATATTTTTTTCCGTTTCTGTTAAATTTTGTTTCCAATCATTTACATCTGCCATCATAGGTACCTCAGTCCATAGCCAATGTGCTTGTTGTTGTTTCATATAAAAGTCAAAAGCTTTTGGGTATTCAAAAGGTTTATAAACTATTCTTTCTTGCATTAAAGATTTTTTTGCCATTTAATTAATTTTAGTAAGTTATTTTTTAAATTCTTTTAATTTTTTCCATAACATTTGTTTATCATAGTTATCAACATCTGTGTCGAATTTATTTGAAGCCGTTTTTGGAGCTAGTGTTTCTTCTTCACTATCTCTATAATCAAATACTTCAAAATGACCTGTTGAAGTGTCAGCACTAACAGAAAATGTAAGGCCATCCATACCATATCTATTTTTCATTATATGAAAACGACCAGTGCCATTGACTTTATCTTCTTTTTTTCTAGATAAAGACATCGCGAAATCAGAAATCATCATTTTATCATATGATCCTGCTGCTTTATCTCCTTCTATAATTTTGTCTTGTGCACCTGCTCTGTTTACCTGCGAAACAGACCAAATAGGTATGCTTAATTGCCTTGCTAATCCTTTTGCGCTGCTATAAATATCATCAATTTCATCTTTACGTTCACGAGTTTTTCTTTTTCCTGCAAGAAGATCTACATAATCAATAACTACTAAATCTGGTTTAACTCCCATATTTGTACATTTGTTAATATGTGATTCAATTGTTGACATAGTTGCCCTTCCTGTAGGAAATTCTTTGATAACTAACTTACCTGGTAGTTGGGGTATGACCTCTTCTACCTTTGATTTAAATGAATCTATTTTTGTAACTGGTATTTTAGTAAAGAAAGAGTCATATCGTTTTCCGATATAATCTTCTCCTAATTCTAAAGTATAATGGATAACATTATAACCTAATCTAACTGCATATCCTCCTAATGCTACAAGAGACCACGATTTACCACCTCCAGGATTACCAAAAATAAGACCAAAGTCTCCATTTCCCAATCCACCTTGTAGTAATTCATTAATACGATCCCAAGGCGTAGGTATAGTGATTCTAGAATTTTTCCTATATCTGTCTTCAATATTTTTATTATATTCATGTCCTACATTTTTATCTTGCCCAGCTTTTAGAGCATTATCAACTATATGTCTTATACCTTCGAAATCTCCCGCTTTTAATAGATCAACGGAAGTCATTAAAGCCTTTTTTAATTGTTGATTTTTACAAAAATTAGTAAATTCTTCTTGTACATACTCTAAATCTTCATCTGATGTAACATAAGCTTGTTTTAATTGTTCTTTTATAGATACTTTTAAAACATCATTATCTAACTTTTGTAATTCAACTTTAAGTACTTCTAATGAAGGTGTCGTATGATACTTATCGTAATATTTTAAAATTTCTTTAATTGTCCATTTTTGGGCATTATTTTCAAAATATTCTTCACTAACAATATCATGAATATTAGTTAAAAACTCTTTATGAGTAAGTAACGAAGATAAAACCTTTATCTGAAATTCTGTTCCGTATTGATTTATATTATTTAATGTCAATTTTTATAACCTTTAAATTGTAAAAAATTATCTCTTAACCATATTTCCAAATTTCTAATCATACCACCCAATTTATCTTCATTATATAATTGAATAAACAATTTATCATGTAAATCAGGAAAATCCGATTTAATAACAGTATCAAGATATTCTTTTTCATTATCATCTATCATTGGAATAGACAGATCCATAACTTTATAACTAGTTTCTAATCTATTTTTGTCATGAACTATTCTTGAATATACAACATGTTCTTTAAATTTCCTAGCTGATATGTCAAAAATATCTTCTAGTGTTAAATTTTGAGTTTGTAACTCAGGGAATTTTTTATATATTCCTTTTATACCTAGACCTTTTACTCCTGGTATTTTATCTGAGTTATCTCCTAACAATGTTTTATATAAAATAAAGTTTTTAGATAAACACCCAAATTTTTCTGTTACAACTTTAGGTGTATAATACTCCTTTTCCATTGGTCTATATAAAATAATTTTATCAGTAACTAATTGTACAAAATCTTTATCACTAGAAACTATAAATACTGTTGAATTATATTTTTCAACTAGTTTATTAGATAACACTGCTATAACGTCATCGGCTTCTACTTTATCTATTGTTATGGTTTTAACAGGTAATAATTTTAGATATTGAATTAGACGTACTATTTGGTCAACTTTTGCATCATGTTCATCATCAACATCTTCAAATATTTCCCAATTAGTAATCCGTTGGAGATTTCTATCCTCTTTGTACTCGGGGAGCAGGTTCTTGCGGTTGGTTGATGAACCCGCTCCATCGAATACTACATAAACAGAGGTTGGTTGAACTTGTCTAATTAAAGCACCTAGAGAACGTAAAAAACCCCCAAGACCACCAACATGTACCCCATCAGGATTTACCATGTTAAGCATTGCAAAATTTCTAAAAAATAGGTTCAACCCATCTATTAATAGAACTTTATCGTGTCTTTTTAATTGAGGTTCCTCCCCTTGCTCTTGGACAGAGTCCAAAAGATTAAATAGTTCTTTATGCTTCATTATTGTTATTCTGGTTCTTTCTCAAATTGAGAAACATCTTGTATTTCTTCTCCTTCTTCAACAACATCAAAATCTAAACCACCAAGAATTTTTACCCATTCTTGTGCATGATCATTTTTATACTTCTTTAATTCATTTGGATCATCTGTAATAAAACCATGAGGTGTCATTACTATTCTTCCTCTAGTAGTAACTCCATTAATATGATTTTTATCAATTTGTAAATTACATCTTTTAGCAAATTCTACTTGTTTTCCATCTTTAATTGCTTTAATTTTAGATGTTCCAGCAGACATAATATTACCAAATGTTACTACAAATGTAGAATCAAACCACATAGCATAACCTCCTTTATTCATCAACTTAGGTTGACCCATAGGGGAAGCTGGTTTTAATGTCCAAACTTTATTAACACAAACTAATGTATTAGTATAAGGTGAAGATTCTTTTCTTGATAATGTAATTCTTTGATTAACATTATTTCCAAATTGTGTTGACATAGCTCCTGCATTCCATTCATTATTATTTTTGTTAGATTTAATAGACATTTCACAAGGTACTGATCCAATACTATCCCATAAGAATAATAGATCATAAGGTAAATTACCTTTCTTTTGTTCATCTAATAAATCTAAAATAAATCCAGCTACATCTTCAATTGAATTAATTGTTTCTCTATCAATATAAAGAAAATTACCTTCATAACCTACAACTTCATTCGTTTCAGGATGACGTTCTACTTCAATATCAAGACCCATTTGAATAGCATGTTCCCAATTCCACTTCATCTCCGTAATAATAAAAACAGGCAGTATTCCGTTATTTTGAGCGGATACTGCTGCTTCTATCATTGCTGTGGTTTTACCTGTGTCAGAATGACCTCTAAGTAAAACAATATGCCCCATAGGAATACCTGGGACTGATGTGACTTCACCAAAAGCAGGTGATAAAGGAATCCATTCTTGGTCTTTAAATTTGATGTTTTTATCTAAACCTTTTTTAGATTTAAATTTTCCTAGATCAAAATTAGCCTTAATCTCAGCAGACGCTGCTGCTGATAATGATTTTTTTGTTTTTCTCCCCATTATTCAAATAGATTATCAAATTCATCCTTTTTACTTTGCTTCGATTTAGAAGTATCTAAACTAAATTTAGATTTAGATTCTTCCTTTTCCCAAGGTAAATCTTTAGGATCATTATCAAAATCATTTGATGGTTCAGAAATAACATCACCTTCTTCACCTTCTTCAGGTGATAACCATTTTTCTAAAGCTGATTTCATTTCATCAAAAGTATAACGCTTAAATAATTCTTCAGGATTTGGTTGTTCCTTTAACCATGTTTCTACAGTAGCAGAATCTTCACTAAGTGGTGTGGTTTTAAGTCTAACTCTTACGGAAGATTTATTATAAGGTGTACCAGTTGATTCTGGGCCTACAGTTTCTACTGTTAAATCTCTACCGCTAGCTACATCAGTATAATCTCCAATTTCATCATCAACAGCAAGTGCTAATAATTCTTCATATACTAATTTACCAAATTGCCATAATCTAACACCTTTATCCTCCTCTCCTCTAACTACTACAGGAACAAAAATACGGTTTTTAGCGTCTAACTTTTTTGCAAGTATGTAATTTTCTTTATTATACTCTTCTCTAAGTTTTTGAGCAAATAAATGAATAGGGTCTTTTTCACCAAAATTTAAAGGTGAAATCATAACCTTATTTGTAATCCCATAATAAAATTTTAATTCTTTAAATGGGTTCTTTTTATCAAAAGCCGAAGGTACAATTCTAATTTGTTGTTTACCTACACTAGGTCTCCAAAAAATTTTAGTATAATCGGTCTTTTGACCTCCACCCTGAGGTTTTGATTGGAGGGTGTCCAATTTCTGCCC